TTTATTCACAAGTTCTTAAGATCAGACCCAGATGATGTACATGATCATCCCTGGCCTTATGCAACATTAATACTTAAAGGCGGTTATTATGAATGGACTCCTAATTTTGACGAACATGGAATAAAGGTCAGCGAAACACGGCATTGGCGTGGCGCTGGTCATTTTCGTTTTTGTTCTGCTACTTCATATCATCGAATCGAACTGGCCGAAGGTGTAGAATGCTGGACTATGTTTATGCCCGGACCTCAGCGTCGAGAATGGGGATTTTTAGTAAAAGATCAGTGGATTCATAATAACATTTACTTAGAACAAAAAGCGCAACAATGATTATTGAAGAAGATATTAAACTAGATTTTAAAGATGTTTTAATTAGACCAAAACGTAGTACTTTAAGCAGCCGTAAAGAAGTCGATCTACATCGTACATATAAATTTAAACATAGTAAAGATACGTGGACTGGTATTCCTCTCGCCGCTGCCAACATGGACGGCGTAGGAACTTTTGACATGGCTCTTGAATTACAAAAACATGAATTGCTCACATGTGCTGTAAAAAGCTATCTATTAGAAGATTGGGTTCATATTAGAGGAGATCTTTTACAAGATTATGTTGCAGTAAGTAGTGGCACAAGTAATAAAGATTTCGATAAACTTAAGTTTATTGTTGCTGCGTTGCCATTGCTAAAATTTATTTGTATCGATGTTGCAAATGGATATTCTGAACATTTTGGGGACTTTGTTAGTAGAGTAAGAGCAGAATTTCCAAATAAAACTATTATTGCAGGAAATGTTGTTACCGCAGATATGACACAGGAGTTAATTTTACGTGGTGCAGATATTGTTAAAGTGGGCATTGGCCCTGGTAGTGTTTGTACTACTCGTGTTCAAACTGGTGTGGGCTACCCACAACTTAGTGCTATTATTGAATGTGCCGATGCTGCTCATGGTCTCGGTGGCCATATTATGGCTGACGGCGGATGTACTTGTCCTGGCGATGTTGCTAAGGCTTTTGGTGCTGGTGCGGATTTCGTTATGATGGGAGGTATGTTTGCCGGGCATAACGAAGGTGGCGGTATTGTAGATCACGATAAAAACACTGTATGCTTTTACGGAATGAGTTCCGATACTGCTATGGAAAAACATCATGGCGGTGTAGCAAACTACCGTAGCAGTGAAGGAAGAACTGTAGAAATTCCCTATAAAGGACCTGTAGAAAAAACTGTATTAGATGTACTCGGCGGACTTCGTAGTACATGTACCTATGTCGGTGCACAAACATTAAAACAACTAAGCAAATGTACAACATTTGTTCGTGTTAACAGGCAAATTAATGACGTTTTCATTTAAAAAATCTAAAATAGAAATGGCAGACACATTAGCAAATAGCAATGCACCCTGGGATAATCTAGTTCGAGAAGATTTTCATGTTGCTGTATATAAAGACAAATATCCAGTTACAGAAGGTCATTTGCTTTTTGTGCCTAAATATAATACCCCAGCAGTGATACAAGATGCATTTTACGATGCTTATACACACGGGTTAATGATGATTAATGATGGTAAATGTGACGGATTTAACATAGGAATAAATTATGGTAAAACTGCTGGTCAAACTATTATGTATCCTCATGTACACTTAATACTGCGTCGAGAAGGCGACTGCGATGATCCTACTGGCGGCATTAGAAATGTTATTCCAGGAAAAGGAAAATATTAATGAAAACTATATTATGTCATTTTTTTAATGAAGAGTATCTATTACCGTGGTGGTTAAATCATCATAAACAATTTTTCGATCACGGTATTATGATAAACTATGCATCTACTGATAATTCAGTAGATATAATAAAAAAAATATGCCCAACTTGGGAAATAATAAATTCAAGAAATACCATTTTTGCAGGATCATTGATAGACAATGAAGTATACGATATTGAAAATGCAAAGGTAAAAGATTGGAGAATTTGTTTAAATGTTACAGAATTTTTATTAGGTGATTATAAATCATTGTTAGAAAATCAAGACAGAAAAAAATATTTAATTAATTGTCTAACAATAGTTGATACCAAAGAAGAAAGAGAATCTACTGATATCAATTTTAATTTGCCTTTATTTAACCAGTTTACACACGGTCTAAATATCAATGATTCAATGCTCGAAAATGGATCTAGAAGATTATGTAACTATACAGACAAATATACAAAAGGTAGACATTATAAATCTATAACAGATAATTGTCCTTTTATTATTTTAAAATATAAATTTGCACCAATGACTTCTGAATTTTTAAAAAGAAAATTACAAATACAAACTAAAATGCCAGTAGGTGATCCTCATTTATTTAGACAAGGCGATTATCATACAGATTTCGGAAGAGGATTAACTAAAGAAAAATTAATCGAAATTTATAAAAAATATAAAACAGAAGATGTATCAGAAATTATTGATAAATTTTTAAAACTAACTTATAATTAAACTATGTCAAAAATTAAAGTATCAGAATTATTCTATTCAGTTCAAGGCGAAGGCCGTTATATGGGAGTACCTAGTGTATTCCTAAGAACATTCGGTTGCAATTTTACTTGCGACGGCTTTGGTATGCCTAAAGGAGAAAAATCAAATGAACGACACACTGTGGCTCGTTATATCGAATTTTATAAACAATATAAAGATCTTCCACTTGTTGGTACCGGTTGCGATTCTTACGCTAGTTGGGATCCTAGGTTCAAGGACCTTTCACCTATGGTTGAAACAGACGGGCTTGCGGAAAATATCGTCGACCTCTTACCGCACCAAGAATGGAGAGACGAACATTTAGTAATTACAGGCGGCGAACCATTGCTAGGTTGGCAACGTGCTTATCCGGCATTACTAGATCATCCAAAAATGCTAGGTCTTAAAGAAATTACGTTTGAAACAAATGGTACCCAACCGTTGTCAAAAGAGTTTAGTGACTATTTGTGGCATTGGGGAATTGACCGTAGAGGTTATAGCTCATTAACTTTTAGTGTTAGCGCTAAACTAAGTGTTAGTGGCGAGAAAAGAGAAGAAGCCATTAAACCAGAAGTAGTTAACGAATACGAAAAAATTGGCTACACTTATCTCAAATTAGTTATTGCTACAGAAGATGATGCCAATGAAGCACTAGAAGTTATTGATATATATCGTAAAGCAGGATTTAAAGGACCTGTATACCTTATGCCAGTAGGTGGCGTAGAAAAAGTATATAGCATGAATAATCGTGCAGTTGCAGACTTAGCAATGAAGCACGGTTTACGCTATAGCGATCGTTTACAAGTTCCATTATTTAAAAATGCTTGGGGGACTTAATGGATATTTTAGGAGTTTTTCCTATACCTGTTGGTGTTCAAAAATTAGATAGACCATTCACAAAAGAAGAAGAAGAATGTTTTAATCTAATATCTCAAAAAACTTTTAATAATTATGGCAATTTAACAAGCTGTGATACTAATGTTCTAGATCGACCCGAACTTGAAAATTTAAAAAAATTTTGTTTAGATAGTGTAAATTTATTTGTAAAAGCATATAATCCGCCAAAAAATTTTTTATCATTTTATATTACCCAATCATGGATTAATTATACTAAACAAAATCAAAGTCATCATTCTCACTATCATCCTAATAGTTTTATAAGTGGTGTTTTTTATCTAAACGCCAATATAAAACATGATAAAATTTATTTTGTAAATTCTAATCCAATTCAACCGATGATAAAATATACTGCAGAATCATTTACTCAATTTAATAGTGAAGACTGGTTTGTTCCTGTTGAAACTTCAACATTATTATTATTTCCATCATCGTTAAAACATTTCGTGGCAATTAATAATCAACCGTATCAACGAGTTAGTTTATCATTTAACACATTTGTCGAAGGTTTACTAGGAGAAAAAACTACATTAACTGAACTGGTTTTATAACTATGAAACAAATATTAAAAAAATTACTAGGTGTCGATAAGATCGAAAAAGAAGTTGCAGAAGCAGCAGAACAAAAATTAAAAATAGAAAATGAAACTAAATTAGCACTCGAATCTGCAGAGAAAGCCAAAGAGCAAGAACGACTAGCTAAATTAACACCAAAAGAATTAGCAAATGAAAAGAAAGAACCTTGGGTAGCAGTATTAGATACTCATATTAATAAAGATAATGTTCGAAATGGCTTCTTTGAACTTGACTGGAATGAGTATTTCGTATTACAATTACGTAGTGCTGGCTATAATGGTAGTTCAGACGAAGAAATTGTTGATGCTTGGTTTAACGATCTTTGTAGAAATGTAGGACGAGAATCAGGCATTGATATGGAACGTAGAGGTAGCGGATATGTAAATCGTGCTCTACGAGATGATGGGCGAACTGAGATCGGCTAATGACCAAAACTTATATACTTGTTGATACAGCAAATACTTTTTTTAGAGCACGTCACACTGTTCGAGGTAGTCTCGAAGATAAAGTTGGTATGAGTTTACATACTGTGCTAAGTAGCATTAGAAAAGCGTGGCGTGATTTTAAAGGTGATCATGTAGTATTCTGCCTTGAAGGTCGTTCGTGGCGCAAGGACTATTATGAGCCGTACAAAAGACAACGTTCGGAAGCTCGTGCAGCATTAAATCCAAGAGAAGCAGAAGAAGAAAAAACATTCTGGGAAACATTTGATCAATTTAAAGACTTCATTGTCAATAAAACTAATACAACAGTTTTACATAATCCTCAATTAGAAGCCGATGATCTTATTGCTGGGTGGATTAAATATCATCCAAACGATAATCATGTTATTATTTCTACTGACGGTGATTTTGCACAATTAATCGCAGCTAATGTAAAACAATATAATGGTGTAATGGGTGTGACTATTACACATGAAGGATACTTTGATGAAAAGAATCGTCCTATTGTAGATAAGAAAACTAAAGAAATTAAACCTGCACCTGATCCAGAATGGCTACTATTTGAAAAATGTATGCGTGGAGATACTAGTGACAATATCTTTAGTGCTTACCCGGGTGTTAGAGAAAACGGTACAAAAAATAAAGTAGGTCTACGTGAAGCCTTTGCTGATAGAAAAAGCAAAGGTTATAATTGGAATAATCTCATGCTCCAAAAGTGGATCGACCATGAAGGCGTCGAACATCGTGTTTTAGACGATTACAACAGAAATAAACTTTTATGTGACCTAACTGCACAACCAGAATCAATTCAAGAAATTATTTCAAATACAATTAATTCTGAAGAGCATAAAAGCAAAAACATTGCTCAGGTAGGAATTAGATTACTAAAATTTTGCACAGAATATGACTTACAAAAAATATCTGAACAAGTGCAAAGTTATGCAGAACCACTGAATGCAAGGTATACATTATGAATATTACAAGCAAAACACTTATACCAAATAAAGAATGGATCATTAAAGATGATAAATTAAAAATAGGATCTGTTTTAAAAAATAAAAAGGGTATTTCTTTTTTTAGAAAAGGACAAAAATACACGTTCAATGACCTAAAAGAACTACAAGAAAAATTTGGTATTGATTTGGAAAATACTGATTTTCTTTTTAAAAATAAAACAGAATCTGCGCCATATTTAATTTATGATTTTCTTTGTAGCTCTAAACCCTACGATCCTGTTTATAATTTAAAGAAAAAATTACCTCTTTTTGCAAAAAGTTCTAAAAGTAAAAGTCGATATTGTGCTGGATTTTATGTCATAAAATTTCGTAAAGGATGGGTTAAAAGCTTTTGCCCTAAATTAATTACATTAGAAAGATATCAATATTTTGGTCCATTTAAAACTGAACAAGATATGAAAACTGTATTAAATACATTAAATAAAAATGAAGCAACTTAATACTATTCCTATAGAAGAATTCTTAGATAAAGCTCGAATTGCAATTCGAAGCAATCAAAAAAATTTAGTTCTTTCTATCAAAGAAGTTGCAGATTTGCAAAGTAGCTTAACGATGGTAATGACTAGGTTAGCTGGAAAATCAGAAAAATCTCAATCACCAGAAAAAATTGAAATTAAAATGGACGGAGGAAAGTTCTGATTTGTAAATAAATACATATGTATTGAAAAAGCATATGTATAATGAGTAGACCAAAACCAAACATTTTGTTAGAAATAACAAATAAAAAAAATTATAAATCAGAACAAGTATTAGAAGCCGATGCCATCTGGGCTGTGTTTTTTAAAGGTAATCCGATTAACCTAAAAACAGAAAATTTAATTACTAGCCAGGTCGGACCAAAATACAAAAAAGTAAGTTTTTCAAACTCAGGGCATGCCTTTAATTTGGCAGAAAAGCTTAATAAGCTGTTTAATACTACCGATTTTGCAGTTTATAAACTCACTACAGGCGAAAAATTTTTAAATGACCCAAAAAATTGAGATAACAAAGTACATAATAGAAAAATTAAATCTCAAAGCACCCACTGACCGTTCATTTAAAGCATGGATACAAACAATTTGGAAAAATCCTCGAAATAAATCATTTGGCGGTTTAAGATTAACTGACCGAGGATTCGAACTTCTCACTAAATCAGAAGTAAAATCATACGAAATCAAATTGGAAGATCCCGATATTATTTTTGAGAATAAATTTATTCTTTGGCTAGATAACACATTTAATTGTCCATTTTATATTAGCAAAACTAGAATATATTTTTTTAATGAGAGACCGGCAGTTCAATTGGTTCTTTTTTCCGGAAATCTTCAAAAATACTATCTTGCACATCAGAAATTTGCAAAAAAACAACTTGACGACGCTCAATATTAATTGTATAATAGTAACACTTAGACAGTGTTTACTTAACTTAAAGAAAGAGAGCGTTACATGGCTGAGAAGATGACTGCTAATCGGACTGTTAGTCCTAATGAGGCTAAGACTGCTATTCGTAAATGTATGAAGAAGAATCGCCCTGTCTTCATGTGGGGTCCTCCAGGTATCGGTAAGAGTGATATCGTTAAGCAACTAGGCGAAGAACAAGGTCGTCGAGTTATCGATGTACGTCTTAGTCTTTGGGAACCCACTGACATCAAAGGTATCCCGTTTTATAATGCTACAACAGGCTCAATGGAATGGGCACCTCCGATGGAATTCCCGTCTGATCCAGACGATGACAGTATTCTGTTTCTTGACGAACTTAATTCTGCTGCACCTGCTACACAGGCTGCTGCATATCAGCTGATCCTTAATCGTCGTGTTGGTGCTTATACTCTTCCTAAGGGCGTTAGCATTGTTGCTGCTGGCAACCGTGAAAGCGATAAAGGTGTTACATATCGTATGCCTGCACCGCTTGCGAATCGTTTCCTTCATCTTGAACTTCGTGTTGATTACGAAGATTTCCATTCTTGGGCTGTTAAGAATCGTGTACACGAACAAGTTGTCGGATACATTGGTTTTGCCAAGCAAGATCTCTATGACTTTGATCCTAAAGGCTCTAGCAAGGCATTTGCTACTCCTCGTTCTTGGACTTTTGTCAGTGAATTGCTCGAAGACGATGATGTTAGCGAAAGCACATTAACTGACCTAGTATCCGGAGCAATTGGTGAAGGGCTTGCAGTTAAATTTATGGCTCACCGTAAGGTTGCCAAGCAAATGCCTAAGCCCGAAGATATTTTGTCCGGCAAAGTTGGTAAGTGCGATATCAAAGAAATTTCAGCTATGTATTCTTTGACTATTAGCCTGTGCTATGAACTGCAAGAAGCAGATCGTAAGAAGGCTAAGAATTGGGATGCTATGGCAGATAACTTCTTTGGTTTCATGATGGATAACTTCCCAACTGAAATTGTTGTTATGGGTGCAAAGACTGCATTAACTAACTATCAACTGCCGTTCGATGCGTCAAAGTTGAAGAACTTTGATCGATTCCATGACAAGTACGGTAAGTACATTATCAGTGCCATGGAAGGTTAAAATGGGCCCGCAAGGGCCTTTTTTACTTGCATTTTGATTAAAAAGAATATATAATTGTATATCACAATAGGAGTTCATCATGGCTGTAATGAAACAAGAAAAGTCTAAGAAACAAGATTGGATTGGTAAAGAATTTAGCTCTTCTGAAAGAGCAAAAATTCTTGACAAGCTAATTACTGCCCGCGTCGGCTTGCTGTTGCGTCATCCGTTTTTCGGTAATATGGCGACACGTATGAAAATGGTTGATGCTAGCGATTGGTGCCATACTTTGGCAACTGACGGTAGAACTTTTTATTACAATAACGGATTTGTTAATAAACTCACACCTAAAGAATGTGAGTTTGGTTTTGCTCACGAAGTACTACATAATGTATTTGATCATCTA